GGTGTTCTGCTGAAACTTATCAACGCAGTTTTTCCTACTGCCCGTTAACATACGCCACGAATAACAGTCTGGCTTATCACCGCCGCCTGAACAAATCACGTTAGTCTTACCAGATAGCGCCATCATCTGACAAAACTTATTAGACAACGTATTGGTATTAATAGCGGGGATACCTTTCAGTTTTCCCGACATAACAGAAACATGTACCGCCATGCTGCACTCCCTATGTGGTGTGGAGTGCTAATTATCGGCGATATCTAACCCGGCGTCAATAACCCGTTTATTTGATTTTCGATTGTATTTAGTCACAGGAGCGTGGCTATAACCACGAAACTTAGAATCCTTTTGAACTAGGTTTCTCTGTCGGCGTCTAGCACGCCTGTGCTTGCGGTCTGTGTCTTCCAATACCGTCTACAACTCACTGTGTGATTCCCTCAAGAGGACAGAAGATTGGCTGTGTTCCAATAACGTCTACAACTCCTCTCTCATAAGGACGGTTAATTCAACTGTGTGAAAAAAAAGCATAACTGTCTTTTTGACAGGGCATAGTGATATATGGGCCTGTCTTGTGAAACCTATGGTACTTAGATTATACTGTCGTGGCATGCAGTAGCATGGATTGTACAGATATCACTTAACCCACGTTTTAAGAGCGCCCCCTGTCATAGCGCCTAACTAAGTAGCAGTCTATGTGGATTACGGGTTCTGCCATCCCAATTCTTCTACAGTCCACTCTCTGTATTTTCAGTCTCTATATAACTAAGGTTTAAGAGACAAGTCATTGATTTATAAGGTAAACCAATATAAGTAAATGCTAATACTGCTCTCCATTACTAAGATCACCTTTTTACTCCAGAATGGTCAGCACAATTATAAGCATACAAGGAGGCTATGTGTCAAGAAGACAGGAGAGATTAGAGAAAATAATTACTGTGGTGAGGAATATCAAGAAAGAGGCTGTGACCAGTCGCAAGAAGACTGGCTGGTTTGACCGGGAAAGCATGCTCAACAGGATAACCTCATCCATAGACAGCATACACCGACTTGGTGTGAATGACTATGATAAGCAGATCGCCTTGGGTAAGTGTTGGAAACTATATCTTGACGTTCAGGGTATGCACGGTGAGGACGGGTTAAGGGATAAGCCTAGGGTACCCCTCGAAAAAGTTATGCAGCGCTTCACCAGCCCCTCCCAGCCTCAGACAGCGCTTGACAGCACTAAGGCAAGAGAGTACTCTGGCGGTCGAGGGTACGCACATGTGAATTGGACTTATGTGTACGTTGACCCTAAGGCAACCTCAAATGTATGGGGAGATCAATACTGGAAACCACATGGGAGAGTTAAACGTGACAGCTACGGGAACGCCTTATCTCTCGAAGATTCTGACTACTGGGTCTTCAGAGACGCTAGACGCAAGAGGAAAGCAAGCACTAAAGAAGATTGAGACTGAGGTATCCTATCTTCTGAGGATCATCGAGGACGCGCCTGACAACTACCTTGGGTACTTGGACATAGCCGAGTCTTTGCATGCGGCCTTGCAGGAGTTTGTGGACTCCGGGACTGTCCTGGGTACGGTTGGAACTGAGTTGGAGAAGAGGGACAGGATTGATGGATAACCTCACCGCTGAAATCCTAGCGCCCTATCTGAGGATTGAATCAGAACATTCCATCAGGGCGGCCAACGAGTTCACCAAAGACGTACTCGACTACTACATCCTTGGAGACGAAAAGACTGGCTATAAGATGCCTTGGCCCACCCTTGAAGATAAGTTCAGGCTAAGGGCTGGCGAATGCACGCTGCTTGGGGGCATCAACTCATCAGGTAAGTCGCTCGTATTAGGCCAGATAGCCTTGGTGGCGATGACTCAAGGGGCAAAGGTGCTTTCAGTCTCCCTAGAGATGTCTCCCCGCTCCCAGTTAATCCGCCTCTGGCGACAATCCTCCACAGAGATGACTCCCAACCTAGATTTTGGACTCCTGTTCAACGCATGGTGTAAGGACAAGCTGTACTTCTTTGACAAGGAAGGCTCTATGGATATGGATACCCTCGAAGCAGGGATACGATACTCCATAGATAACTTTGGCACGGACCTAATCATGGTGGATTCCCTGATGACAATTTCAGGGATAAAGAATGACGACTACTCCGCACAGAAGGATGTGGTGTGTCGTATTGCCGACTTGGTGCGGGACCTAGAATGCCATATCATTCTGGTAGCCCATGCGCGGAAGTCATTTTCAATACGAGACAAATTAGATCGCTTCAGCATCAGGGGAGCGGGTGAACTAACGGACCGCGTGGATAACGTACTCCTTGTCCAACGCACCTACAACGAAGACCCTGATGACCCGGACGTTACCTTCAGCGTATCCAAGGCTAGACATTGGGACATGGCTGAGTGTGACCTTGACCTATGGATGGATCAGGCAAGCATGAACCTGCTCGCCCAGAACCAGAAGGCAGCGAAGTTGCTCCTCGATGACGAGGACTTGGACTCATGAAAAGACGTGGACAGAAGGTCAAGCTGCAAAACAAGGAAACTGGGGAGGAGGTAACTGCTGTGGTTGTCCTTGCCGATAGTAGGATGGGGTACCTTGCAGCCGACCGCCAAAATGTTTCCCCTCTGGTAACTCACTTTATTGACGAGGGCGACTGGAACTGGTATCATCCAGATCAGTGGGCAGAGGTATAATGGTAGGAATATCTGAGGACAGCTACCTAGGCTTTATGGAGCAGGGCCAAAGCGCCCCATGTAACGGCTGTAGGCATGAGGGCTTTTGTAGGACAGGCTACACTTGCCAGATGTACCGCAAATGGGAGGGGATGCGATCAGCTAAATGGAAGAAAGACCCAAAAAATTACGAGCAGATACCAGACGAGCCTTATGGATAAGAACTGGAAGCGGTTTGAGAGGCGTGTAGCAGAAAGATGCGGAGGCCATCGAGTAAGCGTGGCTGACAAAGAAACCGAATTAGATGTACAGCATCCGACTTTTGGTATAGAATGCAAGTACCGGACAAAGTTGAGCCAGTACCTGAAGGATTGGTATGAGCAAGCTAAGGAAGGGTCTAAGCCTCGCCAGACGCCTGTTGTCGCTATAGGTGAGAAGAACAGTTCTCGAGTGTATGCTCTGCTCGACTTTGACGACTTGATTAAACTGACAAGGAGAGAAAATGCCAAGACCACTATCAAGAATTGACAACCCCATCTCCCTGATGGAGGAAATCCTACAGCCCTTCAAGGGGAACATGGCTATGACCCCCAGAGTTTGGGAGGTTGGGACTAAGGATAAGCCAACCACTATAGTACGCAGAGAACTGGTGGAACGGAAGTACCACGCATGGCAGGAGGAAGATGGCTCCTACCACGAAGTGCTGGTGACAGAACCTGACGAGGCTGCCAACTACGGCGGAACAAAGTAACTCCCTGTGGTGGGGATGCGATTATGTGGCCCCGTGTAATCGCTATAACCTTTAACGGGGCATCCACTACTACAGGAGAACATTATGTATCGCAAGAAGAACGCTGCTGAGAAGGCTCAGGACACAGCAAACATGGCTCAGGCAGCAGCTAAAGAGCATCAGGCTGTGCGGGAAATTATCGCAGAGGCATCAGAGTGGGGGCCGTCAGGATTTGCACGGGTAAGCCTCATGTACTTTGCAAACATGGAAGATGCCAGTAAAGACTACTGCACTGCTGCCAATCAGGCTAAAGAAACCCACGTTGCTGACATGCCGGGGATAGTTGGCAAGTGGCAACACACAACACACATCGGCACATACACAGATTGATGAACGACTACCAATCATTCATCCATAAGTCTCGCTACGCTCGTTACCTCGACGGTGAGGGGCGTAGGGAGACATGGACGGAGACAGTAGACCGATACATTAACTTTATGGAGGAGTCGGCACAGCATAGGTTTCCTCCAGAGATTAGGCCTGCGATGCTCAACATGCGAGTGGTCCCCTCGATGAGGGCGCTCATGGTTGCGGGAAGAGCCTTAGAGCGAGACAACATGGCAGGCTACAACTGTAGCTACATGGCTGTAGACCACATCAGGGTATTCGACGAGAACCTCTACATCCTCTTGTGTGGTACGGGAGTGGGGTTCTCCGTTGAGAGGCAGTACATTAACAAGCTGCCTGAAGTGGCAGATACCTTCCACGGCTCTGATACCACTATTGTGGTTAGAGACAGTAAGATAGGGTGGGCCACTGCATTAAGAGAACTGGTTAGCCTACTCTATCAGGGCATGGTCCCCAAGACGGACTACAGCCGAATTCGGGAGGCTGGCTCTAGACTCAAGGTTTTTGGGGGGAGGGCGTCTGGGCCTGACCCTCTGGAAAGGCTGTTCAATCAGTACATTAGAGTATTCCGAAATGCCGCTGGGAGAAGACTAAGCAGTATAGAGTGCCATGACCTTCTCTGTTACAACGGAGAGGCTGTAGTAGTTGGCGGGGTCAGGAGGGCTGCTGAGTTGAGCCTGAGTAACCTCACTGACGAGCGAATGCAACGGGCTAAGATGGGTCAGTGGTGGGTTGAGGATGGGCAGAGGGCTTTAGCCAACAATTCTGTGTGTTACACAGAGAGGCCTGATATAGGTATCTTCATGCGGGAGTGGATGTCCCTCCATGAGTCCAGAAGCGGAGAGCGGGGTATATTCAATCGCAAAGCAGCGCAGGAAATGGCCCCGGAAAGGCGTGACGCAACCCATGATTTTGGCTGCAATCCTTGCAGCGAGGTGGTGCTTCGGTCATCCGGTTTGTGCAACCTCAGTG